ATGTGGGCACGGGGTGGCAGGGCAGTGATCGTACTCATCATCTACCCTCTGACTGGAAGCAACGCAAGGCAGCAGTGTGGCGACGTGATGGTGACGTGTGCTGGCGATGCAGACGCAGAGGTGCTGATGCGATCGACCACAAGGTCAGAGGCGATGACCACTCACTCACCAACCTAGCCCCCATCCATCAGGACGTGCCCCCCTTCTGCCACCGCTCAAAAAGTAGTGCCGAAGGTAATGCCGCACGTTGGCAGGTCCGTGAGCAGCGGCCGGCTGAGCGGCACCCAGGCATGATCTAGCACGTGCTGATCATGTTTGTTGATCAATGAGATTGATCTTCGTTGTTGATCTTCAAGCACGGAAAGGCAGCGGGGTAGGGGCGCGCCCCTTGATCAACTCCTTGACCACCGGGAGGTGCTGTATCTAGGTCTCTGTACGAGATCCTAAGCGATGAGCAGCGTACAACGTGAGGAGGTAGGTCATGACAGGCATGAGAGGGCCGGCTCCCAAGCCCGCCAACCGACGAGCACGTCGGAACAAAGATCCGGTCGCGACCAAGATGTTCGAGGTCCTTCCGGTCGAGCCTTATGCCCTACCTCAAGACCTTCTGCCAGAGGGCGATGAGTGGCATCCGGCCACCCTCCGTTGGTGGAACCGCTGGTGCGTCTCGCCGCTCGCCGCTGAGCTTCCCGAGGTTGACTGGTCAGAGCTTGAGATCATCGCGATGCTCCATCATCAGTTCATGAAGAAGAGGTCACCCGTCCTCGCCATGGAGATGCGTCAGCGTATCTCTGGCTTCGGTGCCACGCCGATCGACCGCGCCCGGTTGCGGTACCAGGTCGCCTTGGCTGATGAGAAGGAGACCGAGGTGTCGCAAGGTCCTGATCGCACGGCCAAGAAGCGATACGGTGGTCTTCAGGTCGTCTAGGCACCACCGTGCCGTGGAAGCCATCCCATCCTGACGAGATCCCGACGCTCGGCTGGTTTGTCCTCGACTGGATGTCCGAGTTCCTCGCGGCTCCAGACCGGGCTGAGTACGAGCCATTCGAGCCGACTCGTGAGCAGGCGCAGTTCATCCTCAACTTCTACGCCATCGACCCGGTCACCGGACGACGGAAGTACCGTCGCGGGGTGATCTCACGATCGAAGGGCTGGGGCAAGTCTCCACTCCTCGGGGCGATCGCCGGGGCCGAGGGACTCGCCGAGGTCGTGCCTGATGGCTGGGACGCAGACGGGCAGCCGGTCGGCAAGCCGTGGGCAACCGTCAGGACCCCGTGGATCCAGCTCGCGGCTACGACCGAGGACCAGGCGCGGAACTCGTGGGGCCCACTGCTCGAGATGTTCCGTGAGGGTCCGGTCATCGATGAGTACCCCGGCATCGAGGTCTACGAGTCGTTCGTCAACCTGCCACGCGGCAGGATCGAGACCATCACCTCCGCGGCGATCTCTCGAGAGGGCAACCGGCCCGTCTTCTGCGTGCTTGACCAGACCGAGTCATGGATGCCCGGCAACGGCGGGATCAAGCTCGCCGCGACCCTCCGCCGGAACCTCGGCAAGACCGGTGGCAGCTCCATCGAGTCACCGAACGCGTTCTACCCCGGCATGGGCTCGGTCGCCGAGCAGTCAGCCGAGTACTACCGCGGGATCTTGGAGGGACGGGCCAAGGACACCGGCCTTCTCTACGATCACCGTGAGGCTCCGGCCGACACGGACATGATGGACCATGACTCGCTGCTGGCCGGCCTCGAGTACGCCTATGGTGACTCGGCGGAGGTCAACGGCGGCTGGGTCAACCTTGAGAGACTGATCGAGGAGATCTGGGACCCCGCCACGCATCCGCAGGACGCGCGGGCGTTCTACCTCTGCCAGATCACGCACGCCGCTGACGCCTGGCTGTCACAGCCGGAGTGGCGAGCCTGCTCGGACCCGCTCAAGGTCGTCAGCGAAGACGAGGCCATCACGCTGGGCTTTGACGGCTCGCGGCACCGGTCACGTGGCGTGACGGACGCCACGGCGTTGGTCGCCTGCCGGATCTCGGACGGGCACGTCTGGCCGATCCAGGTCTGGGAGCAGCCGGAGCACTCGAAGGACTGGTGGGTGCCCACGGCTCAGGTCGAGCAGGTCGTCAAGGAGACCTTCGACGAGTACAACGTCGTCGGGTTCTACGCTGACCCCGCGGCTGACTGGCGGTCATTCGTGGCCAACTGGGAGGCCAAGTACAACACACGACTGAAGGTCCGGGTCTCGCGTGACCACCCGATCGAGTTCTGGATGGGTGGCGGCAACGCCGTCAAGACGGTCCGTGCCACCGAGCAGCTTCATAGCGCGATCATCCATGGCAACATGACGCACGACGGAAGCTCGGTCCTCGCTAGACACATGCTCAACGCCCGTCGACGGACCTCGCGCTCAGGGATCCAGATCGGCAAGGACCTGCCGGACTCGCCACGCAAGATCGACGCGGCGATCGCGGCGATCCTCGCGTGGCAGGCTCGTCTAGACGCGATCGCGTCCGGCGTCACGACTCAGGTGAAGAAGTCGAAGCGACTGGTCAGGTTCTAGGAGCATGTTGAATGAATAAGCAACGACCGATCGTCGTCTACAAGGACAAGTCGTCAGACACCTGGTACTGGTCATGCCGGGTCCCGTTCTGTGAGCTCAACAACTGGGGCGCCGGACACGCCGGTGCACTTCAAGACGGGCGAGCGCACCTAGACCGGCATCGTAGGTTCGGGTTCAATTGATAGTTACTGACCAGCTCTCGTGTGCTCGATCAGTATCGTCTTGAAACACCATGTAGATCCTGATTCAAGATCACGTATCCGATGCGTGAATATACATACAAATGGCGAGACGGCCAGAGGCCATCTGAGAGCCAGTCTTGAACGATGAGAGGGCGGCGGTACGTGCTTGCAGATACCGCCACACCGAACTCACCTGCCTGGTGGCTGATCCGTCTCGGGATCAAGCTTGACGCTGACCTGATGCGGTTCGGCCGGTTGAACCAGTACTGGCGAGGTGACGCTCCGCTGCCGTTCGGCAACCAGAACATGCGCGAGGCGTACCGACGGCTGCAGCAGCAGGCCAAGACCAACTTCTGCAAGTTGGTCGCCGAGAGCGTTACCGAGCGACTGAAGGTCACCGGCTTTCGGACCGGTGGTGACGGGTCGGAGACGCTTGACAAGGAGGCGTGGGGCTGGTGGCAGACCAACCACCTCGACTCTGACTCTGGGCTCGTGCACCGGGCAGCGATCGTGATGTCACGGGCCTACGTGATCGTTGGTGAGAACCGGGACAAGCCGGGACAGCCACTGGTGACCGGTGAGGACCCCCGGCAGGTCATCCACGAGTCCGCCCCGGAGAACCGTCGGAAGATCCTCGCGGCCCTCAAGACATGGTGGGACGACATCGATGGCTGCCAGCGCGCGGTCATCTACCTGCCGGACACGCTGCACTACTACAAGACCACCGTCGAGGCCAGCGAGAAGGGTGCGGCCGGTACCTCGGTCTGGAAGAGCAGCTCGTGGGAGATCGACAACACGGACGACGGTGATGATGACGACTACCCAGGCGGCACCGCGCCCAACCTGCTCGGTGTCGTGCCGGTCGTGCCGTTCTTGAACTGCCCAGACCTGCAGGGTGACACGATCGGTGAGTTCGAGGACGTCACCACCATCCAGGACCGGATCATGCAGGCCTACCGGCAGCGCTGGGCGACCGGCGTGGACCTCACCGATGAAGACGGGCAACCAAGCGGTGGCTTTGACCCGGGCGCTGACCTGCTCTGGAACGTCTCTGACGAGCAGGCGCGGTTCGGAGAGTTCTCGCCAGCTGACCTGAGCTCGGTCCTCAAGGCGGTCGAGGCTGACGTGCAGCACCTGGCCGCGATCACGCGGACCCCGCCACACTACCTGCTCGGGTCGATCGTGAACGCCTCCGGAGACGCGCTCGCGGCCGCGGAGACCGGTCTGACCTCGAAGGTCACCGAACGGGCGACCGAGTTCGGCGAGTCATGGGAGATGGTCTACCAGCTGGCCGGCCTGATCATGGGCAAGACCATCCCTGACCAGTGTGAGGTCATCTGGCAGAACCCGCAATTCCGCACGCTGATGGAGATGGCCGCCGCGAACGTGCAGCTCGTGACGGCCGGCGTACCGTGGCGGACCCGGATGAGCCTGCTCGACTTCACGCCTAGCCAGATCGATCAGATGTCGTCCGAGCGAACGCAAGACGCGATGCTCAACGCGATCTTGGGAAGTCCGGTCCCGTCGCCCGGTGGACAGGCGAGTCAGATACCCGGAGCACCGGCGGGCGCGGCGGCACCGGCGTCATATGTCGGTAGGGCCTCGACGCCGTGACCGCGCCAACTGACGCGCAGGTGCCGCAGCAGGCACCTCCGTCATCGAACGCGGCCGTCATCGCCGCGCTCGTTGCCGCATACATCGCTGCGACCATCTCACTTCGGCTTCGGATCTCGTACATGACCAGCGCGTGGTTTGGCGCTGAGGGATACCGGACAGCCGGTGCTGACGCGTTCATCGACGCGATGGTGCCGATACTCAACACGGCTCAGCGGACGATAGCTGACCTGACCAGCGCCTTCCTCACCCAGCAGATCGTGACGATGGGTGGTGGAACGACCCAGGCGGTCGGGATCCCGTCGCACCTGGTGACGGGCAAGGCGCTTCGCGGGGTCGACCCGGCAGAGGTGCTTCGTCGTCCGTACGAGCAGACATGGACGGCACTATCACAGGGTAAGTCATTCGATGAGGCGATCAAGATCGGACAGGTTCGTGCCCAGTCGATCTCGATGACGAACCTGCAACTCGCCAAGACGAGGGCCGGTCGCGAAGTCATGCGACATGACTCACGGGTCGTCGGCTACCGACGCGTGCTGACGGGTGCTCGGTCATGCGGGCTGTGCATCCTCGCGTCATCACAGCGGTATCACAGGGCCGATCTGATGCCGATCCATCCGAGCTGTGACTGTGCGATCGCGCCGATCATCGGAACCGAGGACCCGGGTCGAGCCATCAACTCGGCGACGTTGACCACCGGGGTGCTCAACACGGGCATGACGGAGTCCGGGGTGAAGGTCTACGGGCATGACGGCGTGATCGAGCTCGGTGACTTGGTCGGTCCGGTGCATGACGCGATCAGAGAGCGCTTCGGTCAGTCGTCTACCGACGGTCGAAGCATCGACTATCGCAAGGTGCTCGTCACGCACGACCACGGTGAGTACGGACCGACCCTCGCCGTCTCGTCCCACAGCTTCACCGACAAGCAGATCACCTCTGGCGACCTGAGTGCTCCGAGGCGAGTGCCCAAGCCGATCACCGCATCACCGCAGCACAGTGAACTTCCCGCATCACGCGGGTAGACGCGCAACGACCGCGCTCAAGGTCGGTATGCCGACGGGCTTACGGAGAATGTCATGGCTGATGAAAACGACGTCGATGATGACGGTAGCAACAACGGTGGCAACACGGGTCCAGACGACAAAGAGACCGGCAATCGCGGTCAGGCTGACGGTGGTCAGCAAGATGACGGCAATGATGACGGCCAGGATGACGCCGGTGGTCAGGACACGGACAAGAAGGACAGCGGCAAGACGTTCACCCAGGCTGAGCTCGAGAAGCTGATCGCTGATCGGGTCACCCGTGAGCGGAAGAAGTACGTCGGATATGACGACCTCAAGAAGAAGGCCTCGAAGTTCGATGAGCTTGAGGCCAGCAAGAAGACCGAGGCAGAGAAGCTCAACGAACAGCTCGCTGCCGCCCAGGTCAAGCTGCAGTCGTACGAGGTCGCCGAGATCCGTCGAACCGCCGCGACTGACGCAGGGCTTGATCAGAGATACGCCAAGTACATCACCGCGGTCGACGAGGCAGAGGCACTTGAGCAGGCGAAGGAGCTTGCCAAGGACCTCAAGGCTACGGCACCGAAGGGTGGAGATCTAAAGCAAGGCAGCCGGCCACAACCGCAGCCGACTGAGTCGAAAGACCAACTGCTTCGCCGCATGGCGGGATACGGCAACTAGTTACAGCAGCTAATCAGGCACGTGTCCGTTCCTGTCGCTGCGACATGAGAGAAGGAGTCAAGACACGTGACTGTCTATAACACTGGCATCAACCGGGGTGGTCCTCCCTACGGGACTGACCCGCTGGTGCCCGAGCCCCTCGCAAATGACATCATCCAGATGCTGCCTGACCACTCTTCGGTTCTGAAGATGGCACGCACCATTCAGATGAGCACCCGGACCCAGCGGATGCCCGTCCTGGACGCGATGCCGACCGCGTACTTCGTGAACGGTGACCAAGGTCTCAAGCAGACCACCAGCATGGCGTGGAAGAACGTCAGCCTGATCGCAGAAGAGATCGCCGCCATCGTGCCGATCCCCGACGCCTACCTGGCTGACACCGCGATCCCGCTGTGGGACGAGCTCAAGCCCCGGATGGTGGAGGCCATCGCTCGGAAGATCGACGGTGCCTGTCTCTTCGGTACCGACAAGCCGACCACCTGGTCGCCTGCGATCATCCCGGCCGCCATCGCCGCCGGCAACACCGTTGTCGCGAACTCGCTTGACCTCCCGGCATCGATCGCCAACCTCGCTGAGCTCGTCTCACTCGACGGGTTCGTCAACATCGACGGTTGGTTGATCCGGCCTGGGTTCAAGTGGCGCTTGCTGCGGGTCCGGTCCTCGGGTTCCGGTGAGCCGATCTACGTGCCTGACCTGCAGCAGGGTCGTGGCGGCACGCTGTACGGTTACCCGATGGACGAGGTCTCCAACGGAGCCTGGGACCCGACGGTCGCTGACCTCGTGCTTGGCGATTGGAACATGGCGATCGTTGGCACCCGGCAGGACATCAGCTTCAAGATGTTCGACCAGGGTGTGATCGTCGATGACACCGGCAAGGTCATCTGGTCCGCCATGCAGAACGACGGCCAGGCCATGCGAGTGGTCATGCGGATGGCGTGGGCGGTGGCCAACCCGGTCACCAACCTGCAGTCGAACTCGACTCTCAGGTTCCCATTTGGCGTGCTGACTCACGGCACCGCGTCCAGCTGATCCCGCTTCACCGATGAGATGAGGTACGGTGCGTGTTCTTGCGATGTTGCACCTGTACACGCCTCATCACAACGCAGGAGCCGAGACCACGGCCCATCAGCTGCTCAAGCGGCTGGTGGACCGTGGTCATCAGGTCGTGGTCCAGCTCTCACAGACACACCCGATGTTCGTCACAGGCCCGTACGCCTATGAGGGCGTGAACGTCTACCCACGGCAAGGCAAGGAAGACCCGCTCCGCTGGATCAACTCGGAGCAGCCACCTGAGCTGATCGTCTCTCACCTTGAGAACACGCTACGGGCATCGATCCTCGGAGACATGCACAAGATCCCGACCGTGGCATTGATGCACAACGCGCACACGAAGTCAAAGGCTGACCTCCGCTGGGGTGCCAAGCTCGTGGTCTACAACACGAACTGGATGCGAGCTGACGTTGAGCAGTGGTGGTTCTTGACTCAGGGGACGGAGCCACCACGCGGCATCATCGTCCGACCGGCCATCTTTCGTGAGCGATACAAGATCAAGCCGCCGTCGGCACGAGACGGGCACGTGACCCTCATCA